TCGGCGAGGTCGGCGTGGTCGGCGGCGGAGTCGGCGAGGTCGTCGGCGTGGTCGGGTCACTACAAAAAAGTAATAACTCAATGCCGCGATTTTGTTATTAAAAGAGCAGGATTAAAATAAAAAGATGAAGAAAGACAATATTATAAAAAAACTATTGCTTTGGTTAGGAATTTTAGTTTCTCCGCCCTTAAAAGGTTTCGCCATTCATTGCCACCACGATATTCTCGCGGAGTATTGCTGGGATTACGCCGAACGGGTTGAGAGTATTAAAAAAGACAAGCCCCAAAACGAGCAGGAAACCCGCCTCCGATTGTTTAAGATTTTACCCAAAGAAGCATTGTTGGAGCTTCCTTTGAAATATCAGAAAGCGGATGAGGCGCGGCCGTGGCAGGAAACGTATAAGGCGCGGCAGGAAGCGGATAAGGCGTGGCCGCAAGAATCCAAAGACGCCTTCCATAAAAAGTGGTGCGTGCCGGATTGTCCGTGGGATGGAAAAAGATTAGTGTTTGAAAAATAAGATGACCCCGCCAAAAGAAAACTGGGAAGAAATGAAAGAAGAATTGCGGGAAGAGTTTGAAGAGTTGTTCCCTTCTAAAATAAAAAGATGAGGAAAGAAAAGAAATATAACAAATATACCGCCATAAAGTTTTTAGTTGAAAATAATGAATGGCAGGGGGCAGGAATGTATGAACAAATTGAGAGGATAGTCAAAAGTCCAAAGTTGTTTTACTGGGAAAAAGATTTAAGAAAAATGCTTAAAAAGAATGCTTAAAAAGGCGGAAGATAGATAATTACCCCCCTGGTGGCAGGAAGTGTGGAAAATCTAACCCCCCAATAAAGTGGAAAATCTAACCCCCCAATAAATATGAAGAAAGAAATTACAAAAGAATATAGAGCAGGATTTGATTGCGGTATAAATGGAGCGAATGAGGAAAATTGTCATTTCAGTTTATTTGCTACGTCCGAACAAACAAAAGAATGGGAGAAAGGGAAAAAGGATGCGGACAATCGTCAAATAATCTACAAAAGAAAAGGTATTAAAGCTCCTATTTTGTCAAAAAAATATCCTAAGGTTATCTTTGTGCAGTCACAAGGTGAAGATAAAGATGAATACTTACAAGCTGAACGAGAATTTAAGTTTATTCCTGATGATGGTAAGGTTGCAATTTACGAACTGAAGGAAATTAAAAACCGCCGAACTGAAATAGAATTATTTTAACCCCCCAAAAAACATATTCAAGATGGTGTGCGAAATAACCTCTAAATAAACAAAGATGAAAAAAGAAATGAAAGAAGAAGAAAATTCAGGTGGTATCTGCGGCGGTGTTATTAGTCAATCTATGGACAGGAAGATGACTAAAAAGCACGGAGTATGGGCAACGGCGATGTGGTATATTCTACCCGATAAGCAATATAAAAATTATATCTCATTGAAAAAATCGGGAAGAAACAAAGAAGCCAATAAGATTTTTGAAAGATTTAGTTATAGCATTATTTAACCCCCCAATAAAAAGATGAAAATGATAATTGATTGGTTCAAAAATAGAAAGATACAAAAAGACGCTGAAAATGAACTTGTTGATACTATTATCCAGAGTATGAGAGAAGAAGCGGACAAGTGGAATATAGATTCTTATAGGGCTAATTTTGGAGGATTAAGTATTTGGATAACCAACTCTCCCTATTCGGATATGACAATAAATGACAGGCGGCTTCCCCGTAGAGGAGAATTAAGAAAAGCATTAGCGTATTGCCAGTTGATAAAAGCTAAAAGCAAATTACTACTTAACCTCCCCCAATAAAAATATGAAAAAACAATACTACTTTTCACCCGATATTTCTTACAAGGCATTCAAACGAGTATGCGACAAGTTTCCCGATAGCGGAATAGTCCCGCTAAACATAGATAAAATGCTTTGGCAGATGCTCCGTGAAAGAAAAATAAATATCGGCTTTTTAAATTCCGATGACCCGATTTTTATCTCAATAAAGCCAATGCCAAAAAATGCCAGTTTAATAACTGACCCCCAAAGGCCTGTCCAAAATGCAAAAGTCGCCTTGAGAAAAAACCGAAACCGGAAAAAAGTTAGATAACTGAAATGGAATTAAGAAATGCAATTACATCAATCATTGGTTTTGTCTTTACGATTGGCGCTGTAGTTCTGTGGATAAAAGGATTCTGGATAGAGGGTTTTCTTGCCGCAATTTTAGGCGAGTTGATTGATATGCCGCAAAGGATTGCTGAACATCTAACCGAACCCCGAAGAACATAACTACTTTTCACCCGAAATAATATGAAAAAAGAAAATGACTTTTCCCCTTGCTTACTCTTAAAAGATGATTTAACATTAAAATATGGGTTGGGAAAATGTAGAACAACTACCATTTTTATACAACCCGGCGGCAATCTGGACTTTATCGGCTAATTTGAATAAATCGTGAACGAGCAGGACATAGAACTTAAACTAAAGCCGTTAAAACAAGAACTTTCTTTGTTCCAGCTTAATACCCTGAAAAAGCTGGGTGAAATTGAAAATCGGTTAAAAGAACCCCATTCCCACCCCAGGCGATGGGGAAGATAAAGTGAAATAACATATAAAATGTTAAAAAAATGGCGGAAGTTCCAGAACAATTAAGGCCGTTTCTTTTCAAGAAAGGATGGAAGGGCGGGCCGGGAAGAAAAAAAGGTAAATCTCTCAAGGAATTCGCCAGAATATATTTAAGCAAACTGACGGATAAAGATAAAATTGAATTTCTTAACAGCATTGACCCCGATTTGGCCTGGAGGATGGCTGAAGGTAATCCTCACCAAACTGAAGACATAACCTCTGCTGGCAAACCTTTACCACAACCTATTTATGGCGGATTATCGAGAAAACACGGCGCTAAAAAAACTCTTCCAACTGCAGAAGAAGATTCGTGATGTCGGAGGAGGCACGGGAGCGAGTAAAACAGTCGGTATTCTTATCTGGCTGATTGATTATGCCCAGAGCTTTAAAAAAGTGATAGATGTGGTGGCTGAGAGCTATCCCCATTTGGAGCAGGGTTCAATCAGAGAGTTTAAGAACATAATGATTGACCGGAAATACTGGAATGATGATAGATGGAATGAAAGCAAGCACCTTTACACGTTTGAAACCGGAAGCACCTTACAATTTCAGAGTTATGACAAGCTGGGCAAAGCCCACGGACCGAGAAGAGATGTTTTGTTTCTGAACGAGGGAAACTGGCTTCCGTGGAATATCGTTGACCAGCTTATTACGAGAACGAGAGACGTAGTTTGGGTGGATTACAACCCCGTGGCGGAATTTTGGATGCATACCGAGATTTTGGGGAAACGAAATGATGTAGAATCTTTGAAACTGACTTATCTGGACAACGAGTGTTTGAGCGAAGCTGAACGGCAGGAGATTGAGGGACGAAAAGGCAACTCTCGCTGGTGGAGGGTTTATGGCGAGGGAGAACTTGGCGAAGCGGAAGGTCGGATTTATACCGGCTGGAAGTTGATTGACGAAATTCCCCACGAGGCGAGATATGAGGGGCCGGGATTGGATTTCGGATACGACCCTGACCCGGCGGCGATAATAAATGTTTATTACTTGGACGGAGGATATATTCTAGACGAGGTTTTATACGGGACAAGATTGGATAACCGGATGCTGGCTACGACCTTAAAAAATCTTCCTCCCGCGCTCACGGTGGCCGATTCCGCGGAGCCGAAAAGCATAGACGAGATTAAAAGTTTCGGGGTAAATATCATCGGAACTCCCAAAGGGGCAGATTCCGTGAGATACGGGGTTAAAACTTTACAAGCCCAAAGAATCAGCGTAACTAAAAGGTCGCTCAATTTAATCAGAGAATATCGCAATTTCTTCCAAGCGGTGGACAAACGAACCAATGTCCCGATTATGGGGCAGTATGAAGGCGAATGCCATGCTTTGGATGCCGCTAGATACAAAATATGCTCATTGATTCCGATAATTCAGCGCAAAGAGATGCTCGCCCAAATCCCGAAACTTCCTCCGAGGGCAAGAACCAACCCCGCATTATAGAAATTGGTGTTGAGGATATTAAAATACCGGATTGTTGCAGAGAGGGATGGGAATCTTGCCCGCATGTTGTGAAGAGGCCCCGAAAAGCGAAACAAAATATAGCTTTATGAAAATAACCAAAGACACCTTCCCTAAATATAAGCCCCATTCGCTTATCGCAAGTCTTCCTCCGCACCTTAAAGACCCCGCTAATTACAAAAAAATTCAAAGGGCTTTATTGGAAACATTATCTACCGGGCATTCACACAGCGAAATGGAAGGTTGGGCTAAATGTCTTACTTGTATGAACGCCGTTTTAGCGCAGAAGGAACTGATGAAACGATTGGGTTTTAAATCTCCCGCGCAGTATATGGCTTGGCAAAAGATACACGAAGTAATAACAACGAGGGTGCGCGGGTTGAAATATAATGACTGAAAATCAAGATTATACCATTGCGAAACTTAATACTCTGGTGAAACTCCGCCTAGCTCCCTCTAAGATTCACGGCGTAGGAGTATTTGCGATGAGAGAAATTCCCAAAGGAACAAAACTTTATGCTGACAATATGCCGGAAGTTTATCATGTTCCTTATTCCAACTTTAATAAGTTGTTTCCCGATGTGGCCGATTTATTATTGGAACGCTGGCCGCAAATCGTGAACGGCTCAAACTTTATTTATCCTGACGCGCGGATGATTGCTTATATGAACCATGGCGGGGATGAAAGCAATTATGACGCGGAAACGGATACATTGTTACTCACAGTTGACAAAGGAGAAGAAATAACGGAGGATTATAGGAAGATACTAAATTATCAAAAAGTTTATACTTGGCTTAAATAAAATATCTTATGTTTCAAGTTCATTGTATAGAATGTAAAACAGAGTACGAAGACAAAGAGCCGGACGATTATTACTGCTCTGTATGCCTTCCTAAAATTAAGGAAATTGCCCGAAAGATAGATGCGAAATTAAAAACCCGCCCTAGGAAAGAAGTCGTGAGTAATTTAGTTAGATATGATTCTTTGCCTAAAATTCGGGGGTTCGTAGATGCGAAGCATTTTTTATGAAAAAGAGAAAAACAAAAAGCAATAAGAAAGGGGTAATAAAATCTTATTTCAAAATTATGGGCGTGAGGTATTCGGGAAGCGGTAATACGGTTGAGAAGGCGATTACCAGTTTGAATCCTAAAATTGTCAGAGGAATGGGTGTTTTGACTTTGGAGAGAGGAAGGAAAAAGAGGGAGAAGATTTTAAATAAGTTTTTGGTTATGCGTTTATTCGGTCAAGTTTCCAGGTTTAACAAGGAGATTGCTTGGAAGCAGGTTAATCAAATGTTTCAAGGATTATGACTCATCCGCCATCAATTTATGACTACATCACGGGAGAGGAAGCTAATTTTAGCGCTGATGAGATACAGGTTTATGATAACTACTCCTGGAACCTACAAAACTATGTGCAGATGAGTTTGCAGTTAAAGCATGGGGTATTCACTACCGGAGCCAACAATTACTTGCGTCCTTTTAAAAAAGTGATTGAGCCGATTTTGAACTTGCGATACCGCGCCGAGGATATAGAACTCAAAGATGTCGTGCTCTATGTTGAAAACGATAATGGGCGAGTCCTCTCGTTTTTAATTAAGAAATACCATGATGAGGTTTATGTTAAAGAACACGATTTAGATTCTTTTTTTGATGAAGCCGGGGAAGAAAACATTAATTTGGGCGGGGTATTGGTTCAAAAAGGACAAGTTCCAGAAGTCATGCCTTTGCAGTTTCTGGCTTTCTGCGACCAAACCGATATTTTGGGAGGCCCGCTTGGGTTTAAGTATTATTTTTCTCCCGATAAGTTAAGAGAAAAAGTTAAAGCTGGGTGGGGCAATATAAACAACGGAGCAACGATTACGATAGATGAGTTGATTGTTTTGGCTGAACTAGTAAAAGATGTCGCTGGAGATGCGGGGAATCGAACCAATAGAACCCCTGGAAAGAATATCGAGGTTTATATAGTTCGCGGGTCTTTGCCGGAACACTATCTTGAAGATAATGATAATATGGAGAATTATTATAACCAGCTTCATATTGTCGCTTTTTATACAGACAAAGAAAATAATAGAACAGGTGTAACGCTTTACCGCAAAAAGGAACAGTCGGGGACTCTCAAATTCTTTACTAGCCAAAAGATGAGAGGCCGAGCTTTAGGGCAAGGCGGTGCGGAAAGTCTTTTTCACGAACAGATATGGACTAACTTCCTTGAAATCCATAAAACAAACCTTTTGGAATCCGCTTCTAAAGTTCCTCTTTACACGGATGACGATGCTTACTCCAACCGAAATAGAATTATTGATATGGAAAACTTGGAGATTACTACGATAGCAGAGGGCAAGTTTATAAGGCAGGTTCCCACCGCCGCTCCAGTTAATATCCAGCTTTTTGAAAGAAGCATTAGCGAATGGTTCAGCCACGCGCAGATTCTTGGCTCGGCGGGCGACCCTTTATTGGGAGTTCAGCCGCCTTCTGGCACACCGTTTAGATTGCAGGAAAGGGTTGTCCGGGAAGGCAAAGGTATCCACGAATATCGTAGAGGAAAGTTTGCCAAGTTTGTTGAAGAAATATATCGGGATTGGATAATACCTGACATAAGAAACAAAATTCTCAAAGGTAAAAAGTTTCTAGCCACTCTTGATTCTGAAGAAATGCAATGGGTTTCTGAAAGACTCGCGGAAAACCAGGCCATTAGAATACAAGCCGAACAAATTTTGAGTGGAGAAGATGCTCAATTTGAAAGCAAGGAAACTCTCGTTCAGAAATTCAAGGGGGAGTTTATTAAAAAGGGCAATAAGCAGTTTCTTGAGATTTTAAGGGACGAGTTTAGGGATGTTGAAATAAAGTTAAGCATCAATATCGCGGGCAAACAGAAGGATTTGGCCGACCTTACGGACAAAGTAACAAATATATTCAAATTTATTTTCGCCAATCCCCAGGGTTTTCAACAGGTGATGCAAATTCCCGGAATGTCCAAGGCGTTTTCGGATATTTTAGAGTTTTCCGGCTTAAATCCTGTTGATTTTTCGTCAATGCCACGGCTTCCCGTAGCATCAGCAGAGCGGTCAGCTAAAGAAACTGCCAATGTATAACGACACCCAAATCGCCAAAATAAGGATTTTCTTGCAAGACAAAGCAATGTGTGATACCATTAAGACGGTTCTTACCGATTCATTTTTGAAGCCGAGAACGAGCATGAATGGTTTGGATGTTTACATATTGGCCGCTTCGCGCCTTGCCATAGATTTTTTGGCCGAGGCGTATAAAGACCTTGAGAAATTTAAAAATAGCAAAAAAGAACCAAGCGCTAAATTAACCAACCCCGGACTATAATGGCTAAAACAAGGAAAGAATTAAAAGAGCACTATCTAGCTGGTTTTCAAGTTGAACTGCAAAGATTGGAAGTGGAAAAATCAGATTTGGCGGAGAAATATAACTCAAAATTGGAGTTGATAGACGAACAAATAGCTGGTATAAAATTACAAAGCGAAGCCATTACAAAATTAAAGGTCGCATAGGTTAAACTTCCCAAATTAAATGCCAAACATATTGAAAAAGATTTTAGCGGTTATAGGGGCATTGGCTGTTTTCTCTATTGCCGTCTTCGTAGTAAGCCAGCAACCGCAGGGAGCTTCGGGGTTTTCTGTAGTTAAGAGGGTTGATATTCTTGGAACCGGCACCAGCACCGCCGGGACATATAACTTTGGCGCAGCCGCGACTACCTCGGTCTTATTCACTCCCACGGAAAGTACTGACACGTTGGACTTTGATATTTACTCTGAATCCGCTTCGTCCTCGGCGCATTTGGGCATCCAGATTCTACAGTCCTCTTTGGCTAAATGTAACGCCACCGGTGGCAATAATCAGAACTGGGTGGATTCCAAGCAGATAATTACCGCCACGGCGCATATCAATACCCTTACCCAAGCGACTACGACTTACCAATGGATTCCCTCTACTCGTCTCACGGGCGGGCATATCCAGCTTACCAATGTGAACGCTCAATGCATGAAAATATATGTGGGCGGGGCTAGCGTAAATGTTTATATTCAAGCCGTGTTGAAATCTCAAATTTAACAACTTAAAAAAGCATTGCGACCTTCGGGGGAGCGGGCCTGTTCCCTGAATAGTTCGCCGCAATGCTCTATTCGGGAACAAGCCGACTTCCTCGGAGGAGGTCGGCTTTTATTAGCAATAATTTAAAATCATGCCAAAAGGAAAAGGCACGTACGGACATAAAGTGGGCCGTCCCAGAAAGTCCAAAACGGCGGCTTCACGAATGTCCCGCATGAGAAAAAGGAAATAATATGTCCACATTATCAGACGCAAGAATGCCTTCGCTTAAAGACAAGCTTGCCGCCGAAGAAGTCGCAAGCAAACTAAAGGCGAAGCCAAAAGTAGTGAAAAATAAAAAGGTCGGTAAATTAGGAAAAGTAAGTAAGAAAAAGAAATGAATAAATCGAATGTGATTTCGGGAATAGTTGCTTTGATTGTTGCGGCAATAGTGGCTTATCTCTTAGGAGGGGGACAAACAATTATTAGGGAATTTGGAGCCACTCCCGGAGATACCGTAACTGGAAACTTCTGGAATGTCGGCGGGGTGGAGTTTTACCATGCCGATAAAGGCGTAAATGCCACGACTTCGGCGATGTGTATTTTCTCAAACCCTTTCAACGCTACTTCCAGTATCGTGGCATTTTCAGCAAAGATAAAAGGATTTACGGCTGCGGTTACATTGGATGTTTCCACCAGCACTAAAAGCGGATATACGACATCTACTCCAAAATTGATTCACGCATTTTCGATTCCTACGACTGGAGCCGAGTTCCAATGGCAGAAAGGCGTTATGTCTACCAGTTCCGTTAATACGTATTTCCCCGTTCCTGATAGTGGCATATCTCCATATTTTCTCCTGCCGGGAGAATTTATAACGCTTAAAATAGCGTCTTCAACTCCGGGAAACGAAACTATACCAAGAGGTAATTGTTCACTAACATTACAAAAGATGTAATTGGTTATCGTTCCATTTAAAAACGACTTAAACGGTTATGCCACCGCCCAAAAAGTAATTACGAGTATCATTCCTCGAAAGAATGACACAAGTTCTCACCCTTATTAAAAGTGTTTAAACATTATCATTTATGGCCACAAATGAAATTGAAATCAAGGACGAAGATTTAAAGGATGTGGAAGATTTCACGCCTGAAGAATTGGAAACCGAAGATTTCGACTGGAAGGCTAAAGCTTTAGAGCGCACGGGTATCGCCAAAAGGCGGACTACCCAGCTTAAAAAGGCGAAGGATGCTCTTACGGCAAGGGACATAACCATTAAAGACCTTGAAGGTAAAATCCCCCCAGAGCCGAAGCTCCAGGATAAAAATAAACCTGACGAATTCGGACTATTGCAAAAAACTTATCTTCGCTCTGCGGGAATTACTGCCGAAGATGAGGTTGAACTTGCCCGCGATATCCAAAAGAAAACCGGATTGGATTGGGATAAGCTCGTTGATGACGACTATTTCAAATCAAAACTGGAAGTATTGAGAACGGCTAAAGCCAATGAAGAGGCAACTCTAGGGGTCAAGGGTGGCGGGGGGACGACCCAGGCTAAAAACACTCCCGAATACTGGATTGCCAAAGGCGTTCCTCCTACAGCCGAACAAGTCCCCGACAGGAAACTTCGCGCTAAAATCGCGAGAGCGATGATGGCTCAAAGCAAAGACGGAAGCAAGTTCTACAACGAATAGGTCGGATAGCCGTTTCGTCGGGTTCTTAAAAACTAAAAAGAACCGAAAATGGCTGTAGCTTAACGATATAGGCTACATTAAATCTCTTCTAATTGACTTGGAAGCCCAGAGATGGGTAACAGGGCGGAAGGCGAAAGCCGCCGTGAACGACTGAACGAAGGGACTCGCCTAAGGACTATACAATATCTAATAAGTCCCCAAAGCGAGATGCGACAGTCTGCACTCTACGAATAATCTTTGACAACTTAATCTAGCTTCTTGAAATGGGATGTGATAGTATTTGCTTATGAATAGCAAATGGAGAAACCATTTAAGCGAAGGTCAGAGGCGAGCTTGGAAAGAGGGCAGAAGAAAAATACATCCAAATACTCTCAATAATCTCAAGACTCTGAATAAAGGCAAATTTGGGACAAATCATCCTGCTGGAGAAGCGAAACATCCGGCATGGAAAGGTGACAATGTGGGATATTCTGCTTTGCATAGTTGGGTGAGAAGGCGTAAGAGCAAGCCGGATACTTGCGAACATTGCGGAAAATCTGGTTTTAAGGGAACACAAATTCACTGGGCAAGTAAAAGCCGCAAATACAAAAGAGATTTGAACGATTGGATACGGCTTTGTGCGAAATGCCATTCCATATATGATGAAAATTTTCCTCCTCCGAGGAGAGCTAGATTGAGCTGAAGGTAGAGAGAGAAACTCGAAGAAGTTTTTCCCCGCAAAAAGCGGAGTAACAAAAGGAATACAATCACCTATGAGACACTTTATGAAGATGTCTTACAGGATAGGCTAGACCATCCAACCACTTGGAAGGAGATGTGCGATGTTGCTTATAGCAACACTAAACTCGTTTCATCTTCTTATATGTCCACCACTCCTTCGGTGCAAAGCGTATCGAGAGGAACGGGACATTCCATGCAGACTTTCGTGGAAACGGCGGAAACGCTGGATATTGCGACTGGACGCGACCTTGGTCTCTTTGTGGACTGGGCTGATTTGGCGCAATCTCCGTGGACAAAACCTGCGGAACTGTTTGACCGAATCGGGGCTTTGCTCAATGAGTATATTGAGTCGGCAGTCCTCGCCAGGCACACAAGTTGGACTAACATTGACGGAGCTTCCATCGGTGAAGCGGCGGGGAATATCACCGTTTCCGCGCAAAACATTGACGATATAATCCGAGCAACCAGGCGGGAAATCCGCGAGAACAACGGCAATATGTTCATGAACCAAAATGGAGTCGGCTTTGTTTGGAGAGCCGCCGATTTTGAATTTCTTGAAGCTTTTGCCCAGGCAAACGGATTTGTGGGTGCGGACGAGGCTTTGAAAAAGGGATTGGTGGAGGGAATTCACTATCTCGGCTCCGACCACTATTGGTCGAACGACCACACCGCGAACCATGTATTCGCGGGAGTAAAGAAGATTGAGAGGCTCGGTATTTTGAAAGGCACTTACGGGAAAGCTCATACGATTGAGTTTCCAGCGGGTGATTCAAATACCTATCTTTCAGGAGTTTCTTTCTACTCCAGAGTGGATATTGGTCATCTCACGCCCACGGCTCACGTAGGGCTGGTGTTTGACGTAAACGTTGCATAACTTGTGGCCTTACCCTTTGGGGTAAGGCAGAGAACCTCAAGGATTTTCTGCCCTGCCTCTAAGCAGGAATTATGACTATCGCGGACATCAATTCAGAAGCGAGATTACTTACTGATACTGATACGACCTCATATACGGCCGCAAATCTTTTGCGTAGAATCAATGCCGCTTATGAACAGGTCGTTAGCTGGATTATAAATGCGGACGGGACTTGGCAATTTGATGACACGAATTATTCCGACCATCCCAGAGGAACGGGAACTTTAGTTGAAGGACAGGAAGATTACGCTTTCTCATCTGAATACCTCCAAGTTGAAAGCATTGAGATATTAGATGCTTCTTCGCCTGCAAAATACATAAGAATTAAACAATTAGACCACCAAAATCTGGGCGGTCTTTCTCCGGAGGAATACTTCGGGCTGGAATCTAATGGAAACCCGAAAAAGGGATGGCCGCAGGCTTACGATATCAACGGAGATACTATCCGTCTTTATCCCGCTCCCGCCGCCGCCAATGTTACCCTCGCCGCCGGGTTGAGAATATGGTTCAAGCGCACTGCCGACTTGTTTACATCCGACCAAGTAACCACTGGCACCAAAGAGCCGGGTTTTGCTTCGCCTTATCACATAATTCTCGCTTATATGGCGGCGATTCCTTACTGTATGGCCTATAAAAAAGACCGCATAGCCCTCTATGAAAAAAAGGTTATGGATTTAAAGAATGAAATTATCAAGCATTACTCCCACAGGGACAGGGACTCAAGAAAGGTCATGACTCCTAAAAGGATATTGTATCTATAATGCCTCTTACTGTTTCCAATGAATCAAAAAATAATTTAACGATTACCAATGAAGCGAAAAACTCTACCGCTACATGGGCCGACATGGTGGTAAGTTGGGAAAAAGCGAAAGGAACTTGGGCTTCTCCCCGCCGTCCTTTAGTTAAAGAAAGCAAGAATTCATTATCCATAAGCAATGAAGCCAAAAGTTAATGAAACAGGTTAAACAATTCATTCTTCTGGCCGCCGCGTTTTTTATGGCAATAGGAGGCTCGGTTTGGGCTTCTACTATTACCACCATCCAATCCACTGACCTTATTTCTGATTCTCGTGCCACAATTAACACCAATTTCTCAAATCTCAATACTGATAAGATTGAAGCATTTGGTTATAGAGATATCGGCATAGGAGGTTTAATCGCTACCGGCACGGTCAGTTTTCTCGGAGGAACATTCAATTTAGGGAACGGCTCGGCTACCACTACCATTTCTTACAATGCCACAGGTATTGGAGTATCTTCCACTTCTCCGGCGCAACTGTTTTCGGTAGGAGGAAGAATTTATCTGACAGGAGGACTAGGAGTTGGGGTTACCACCACGACCGCTGGAACGATAGAAACCTCCGGGAAAGTATATGTCGGTGGGTCTAATTTAACCGTAGCTGGGGCGGGAGTTTCTTCTTTCGCCGGAACGCTTACAGTTACGGGCAATGTTACTTTATCAGGCACGGGCAACACAGTAGGCACTATTACGTCAGGAACGTGGAATGGAACCGCTATCGGGGCGGTATATGGCGGCACGGCGCAGACCACCTGGGCTACGGGCGATATTTTATATGCTTCTGCGACAAATGTTTTATCTAAACTTACTGCGGGAACTCGCGGCACAATTCTATCAATTACTATTGGAGGCATTCCGGGTTGGATTTCCACTTCGACTTTCGCTGTTCTCACGGCTAACAATGTTTGGACAGGAACAAATGATTTCGGCGGAGGGGCTTCTTTGGAAATTCCAAATGCGGCTTCGCCGACTGTGGATGCGGCGGGGGAGATTGCCATAGACACCACTACTGGACAGCTCAAATGGTATGACGGCACGAATACTCATATTACATTAGGGGAATTTGACCGCACTATTATCATCGCTTCCACCACGCCGGACGCGAATTATAAAAGCTATAAAACTGGAACCTCTACGTTTAGGGTATGGAATCCTTATAGGGCGGTTACTATGGACAGGTTTTACTGCCAGACCGTCAGAGGTATATCCGGCGACCTCTTTATTCGATTCGGAGATGGCTCGGCTTCTACCACTTACGCTAACTGCGGCAATGCGGGAACGGAAAAATCTTCTTTGTCCAACAATGCTTTTACTTCAAGAGAAAGGATGTTTTTGGAAGTGGGAGGCACAAGCGGGCTGGTGGACAGCATTACCATCACAGCCACTTTTAATTTAACGGCTGACTGATATGTTTAATAAAAAAGTAATCGGAACAATCATCGGAGGACTTCTGGCGGCGGGAACGTTGCCGGTTGTTCCGCAGGAGATGGAGCTTTTGTTTTCATACAGTCGCCCTTGCGTAATTCAAGAAAGTGGCGCTACTACGACCATTCCCTCGCCTAACGAATACCAACCCACTCAATGCTCTCCTGACGGCAACGCTTATATTTCCGTTTTCAAAGATTCAAACGGCAATAAAGTGTATGTTGAAATATCAGAGGAACGTTACAAGCTGATGGGGGAGGAAGGTGGATATAAATTAAATCCTTCTAAAAACGAGTATCAGACTTTATTTGAAGCATTTGTTTTAGAAGCCAACGCACTTTCGGTTACGGGTTCTACGGGAGCTACTTCAGGTGGAGCGGCAACTTCACTCACTTACTCTCATACTACGGCTTCGGGAGACGATTTAGTTGTTGTAGAAATTGGCGCGGATACGGTAACCGGCATTACTTTTAATGGCGCGGCTTTCACGGAAGCTATTTCCACTGTAACCACTTTCCGTTCCGGGATTTGGTATAAAATCAGTCCTTTTATCGGAACGGCCAATGTGGTGGTGAGTCAGTCATCCACTTGGGCGATAACTTCGGGAGCGACTAATTATTCGGGGGCTGATATTACAACTCCTATCGGAGTTACGGCGGTGGCGGAAGCTTCGGAGGATATTACTCTCAATGGAACCACCGCGGGGAATATAATTACAGCCGTGGCTAGAAACGCCAATAGTGCCACGACACTTTCGTTCGGCGTGGGGCAGACGGAAAGATGGAATCAAAACAGCGCAGGAACTGGTCAGAACCGAAGCGGAGGAAGCACGAAAGCGGCGGGGGGAAATATAACTATGGACCAGACTTTCAGTTTAAATGACAATCCTTCTGCGGCGGGAGCGGAAATCAAGGCGGCCGCGGCCGTAGCCGTTCCCCAAAAACCAACCCCGATTTTAGAATTTAATTGATATGAATAAAGGACAATTTAATTTATGGGTCGCAATCGTAGGAGCTATCGGGATGTTGGGAGCTTCAGCTATTACCAGTTTTGTTACTTCCAACGTAAAAATTTCTGTTTTGGAAGAACGGGAGGAGAACCACTATGAAGAAGTGCAAAAACAACTTGGAATGATGGATAAGAAATTAGACAAAATTCTGGAAGATAAAGTACCAAGTTTAATTCAAAAAAAATAAAATGGGAAAAACTATTGAACTCACCATAGACAATTTTTCAGGAGGAATGACTGGCAATATCCGTTCCAAGGATATGCGCTTGTCCCGCGTCATTAAGCATCTCGACCCGCTTTCTCATCAGGGCCAACTTTTACCCTTGAGAGATATGGCGGCAGATGGAAGCACAGGCGATACTGAAAAGCTCTGCCAATACCTAGTGGCGCGGAAAATTAACTCTGCCGTGGCATCTGATGTATGGGCTTTGGGGGTGGTTTCCGGACAAACTTATGCCAAGATTTTCCGGCGCACCGATGTATCTGATGCTTGGGCGGCGGCGCATGCCACATTAGCGCAGGATACCGTGGAGCGGAGCGAAAAACTTTTCGTGGAGTATAATAATGTGCTTTATGGGGCAAATACAAACAATATCTGGTCTTATGATATTGCTACCAACACTTTCACTTCGGCGGCCCAAGCTCTGACTTATACTAATATCGCGCAAGGGATAGTTCATTCCAAAGACGATATTCTGTACATTCCCTACGACAATAAAATCGCCAGTAAAAATGGGGCGGGGGCGTTTAATTTAACTGCGCTCGCTTTGCCAGCGAATTTAATTATCACTTCTATTTGCGAATATGGAAACTACCTGGCGATTGCCACCAAACCTTTAGTGAGAAGCGGGATTGTACATTCTACGGTTTATCTCTGGGACAGAGATTCTACACTTGCCACCCTCTCCGAAAAAATAGACTGGGGCGCGGAAACACTTCTTCTTATAGAAGAAATTGACGGCTCTTTGGTGGGAATATCTGCAATCGGAGTGGGAACTGGGGCTTCGGGAGTGGATTATAGCGCGTGGAACTTTACGCCCAAAGTTATTTTTAGGGTATGGAATGGAATTAGAGCCACAAAGTTTTTGGAGCTCCCCGCTTTGTCCAGCACGACTTTAAACATTACCGGAAAGCAAAAAATCCACAACCGCCTTTACTTTATGATGACTATTAAAATGGGCGGACTTCGTTTTAATGATGATACGGATGGCGTTCAACTGAACGGAGTATGGGCGCTCGGAAGAAATGAGAGCGGGCAATTCTGCCTTTATCTTGACCGTCTGTTAAATAATGACACCGCAATTACAACCGCTGTCCCTAAAGGGTTTCTCCTTTTTGGGGATTATATGTTGGTGGCTTACACCACGGCTGGAACATATGTGGCCAATATTACCAACTCTTCCGATGTTTATGCGGCCGCAAGCGGGACTTATGAATCGCTCATTTTAGGAGAAAGTTATCGGCATTTTAAATTAAACGCCATAGGAATAAGCACCGAACCAATGCCTATGGCCGGGCAAGTTATTTTAAAGTATAAAGCTGATGCGGAAACTTCCTGGACGACAATTTTTACGCATACTGCGGACGATGCGTTATTCCATGAAGCTATAAATATAGAAAGTTCCCCGGGGGTTTTGCCTCAATTCAGAGAAATTCAGTTTCAATTCTTGGTTACTGGAAAAGCGGTCGTAACCGGACTTTGGATTCAGGCGAAAGAAATTGAAGATGGATTAGTGGCAAGATTGTTGCGTTCACTTATCGGTTGGCTTGGCTAATATGGATGAAATACAAGTAAGAAATATAATCCAGCAGGAGCTAGAGAGGAAATTCGCCTCGCTCTTTAAAGGCGACCGCTTTGTGTTTGAAAAACTTATACAGATTATGGATGGGAGGAACATCCAGCTAGGACTGGGTACTGGAACAAAAATCGGAACGGCGACAAACCAAAAATTAGGATTTTTCAATGTTATGCCGGTAGTCCAGCAAGCCGACATTGTGGCTCTTACCGATAGTTTAGCGGGCGGAAGCGCTGGAGATATTATCGAAACGGCGATTGCCGGGAATGATGTTTTAGACAGTAACTTTAAGCGAATACTGGGAAGAATCAACCTTCTAAGGACAGTTTTAAGAAATCTAGGTCCAATGGCATAATATGGCGTTAATACCAAACCCACAATTCAATCCCAACGACCCGAACTCCCAGAGATATATTTTTAGCGACCCTGAAACGGCGGTTATCAACCCGACCACTGGACAGACGGCCTCCGGGGGGGTTATTACGGCGGAAAAATTAACTCCAGTTCAACCGACTAATTTTCAAACCGCACCCCCAGTTTCCGTTCCTTCTGTTCCCGATTTTACAGCTCTTGGCCCGGTAGAACAGCAAGTCCAAACAGAATCAGAGGAAATTCGGCGCAGGCAGACAGAACTTTTGGGTAAAGGTGCTTTTGAAAGAGCCGAAGAAACGAGGTTAGGCCTCCCCGAATTTCAAAGACAGCAGAGGGACTTAACTTCTCAGCTTTTAACTTTCAAAACCGAACTTGAGGATTTGCAGAATCAAGCCGCAACTATTCCCTCGCAGGTAGAGGAGCAGTTCACGGGCAGAGGCGCTACGGCGGGAGGCATTGCTCCGATTATGGCGGGGGAATTAAGACGAAATCAGATTAAGCAGGCCACGGTTGCCTCCAAAGCGCTCACAGTTAGCGCCCGGTTGCAAGCAATTCAAGGAAACATAGAAACAGCCAACGATATGGTAAAACTTGCCGTAGAAGCGAAGTTTGGGCCTATAGAGGAGGAATTGGCGGTCAAGAGAGCCAATTATGACGTGATTATCAAATCTCCCGCGTTTTCTGCGGAGCAAAAGGAAAGAGCGAAAACTTTAGACGAGGCCGCGAAGAAAAAAGAAGCGGAAATAAAGGTGCAGAGAGATAACGTGGAGGATGCTCGCAAAATGGCGATTAAAGCGATTGAAAACTATCCCGACGATTCGAATGTGGCAATTTTGTCCCGTCAGGTAATGGGTTTCAAAGATGACGACCCGAACATTTTGAAAACGGCCACGGAGCTTTTGGGAAAGTATCAGGCGAAGCCGGAGAAAGCTCCAGCGAATGTTATCGGTTCTGCGGAAACTGGGTATCTGCAGTTCAATCCCGCAACGGGAAGATACGATATTCCGGTGAGTGCACCGAGGGAAAAGCCAGGGGGAGGAATATCTGCCGACCAAGCGACTTCCCGTCTTTTAGCGCAGGGCTTGCCTACAAATATCCTCACTACTGGAAATGTTTTGACCAAAGGCAATAAAGACAATATAACTTCCGCCGGAGTTCCGCCTTCAGTGGTTGACTTGATTACCCGGGCGATTTTAGAGGGGAATACTTTGGAAAAAATCAGGCAAGTGATGATGGAAGGATATGGAAAAGATGTTGGATTTGGATATTTGGATAAATATATGAGCACTTTGCAGGGCGGAGCAAGCGATATACCCTCACATCCTTTTTAATATGCCAACTGCTTTAGAGCAATTAAGACAGGGTATAGGCGGAGTTCAACCGACTTCAGCTTTAGATTTGCTTCGGCAGGGAGTGGGAAAAGAAGAAGTATCAACTTTAGCTATTTTCCCTCCAGAAGAAAAACCTGGATTTTTGAGCAGGATTGCCGCCGGTTTTAAGGGAGTATTGAAAGGTGAAGCGCCAATTCAGAAAAAAGTAAGAGAATTTCTAAAACCTGAAATAGCGGAAGAAATTACTCCAAGCTTGGTAGTTAGCAAAGAGGGATTTCCTTTTTTGAAAGGGCCTGGCGACACTTTTATTGACCCTATTTTTACAGCCGGGCTGGAAAAAGTTGGAACAAAAATCGCTTCAAGTTTTATCAGCCGAATGGCCAAAGAAACCGATACAAAAGTTATTAAGCAACTGGCAAGTTTGGCTGGGGAAGCGATAGACGATATAACGGCCAAATTAGTAGGTGAAGCTAAAACTCCGACTGCGGTAAAACAAATCCTTGATATAAATGCTCAAAAGATAGCGTCAAAAGCCGCTCCCCGTATCACTGCCAAAGAGGAGTTTAAGATTGGCGATATTTTAGACCCACAAGGGAAAACAAATATGGTGGGCAATGTAAAAATAAGAGAAATAACAGGGAATACTTTGAAATTTGTTGACTCCGAGGGGACTGAATTTGCAGGTATGCAACGCTCAACTGTTAGAAATCTTATCAAGGAAGGTAGTTGGAAAAAGGTAGACCAACCCGCTCCCCGCATTGCTCCCGAATTAGAACCCCTCGCCCAAGAAGCAAGGAGGTTTGGATACGAAGTTAATTTTATAGATAAAAAGCCAAAAGATTATTATGGGAAACATTTTTCTGATTCAAAAAGAATTGAAATTTATATTAAAGGGAGGACACCTCAACAAATTCAAGACACACTTGACCACGAATTAGGACATATTTTTGACTACCAAAGAAGGGGAATTATTGCCGACCCAATGGGGGATTCTATAAAAGGATTAGACGGAAAATTAAGAGCTGCTCAAGACTCGGACATTTATTTTAGAGATTCACGATTAAAAGAAGCAGAAGCTATTAGAAAGGAGGTGCCTAAAATTCACACAGCCGCAACCACTCAAAAGGAAATATATGCAGACGCTTTTAAGCTCTTTAGAAGAAATCCTGAAAAGTTAAAAGAGATAGCACCTAGAATTTATAATGAAGTTTCCAACTTCTATAACCAAGCCACTAAACAAGTAGATACAGGATTGGACGCTTTAGCAGTTGAAGCAAGGAAGTATAAGAGTGCGGAGGAATTTGTGAGGGAGGTAAGAAGCGATAAAGTATTTTATAGAGGTGGAGTTGGAGAACCAGATTTGACAAAACCGATTTTTATTTCTCGTAATGCGGATTTGGCATTGAGTTATAGTCCAGCATATCCTGATATAGCAAGGGCTGAAAAAGATTTGCGTGCTTTTATTAGAAAGCCCGGAAAAACATTGGATATTTATAATGTGGAAGATGCGAGGAAATTCCTAAACGAGAAGATTCTTGAGAAACCGATTGGTAAGGATGAATTTGTCGGTGTTAGAGAAGTTGTTTTTAATAATTGGAGCAAAATTATAAACCGAGCAAAAAACGAGGGATATGATTATATTCGGCATTTAGGAGAAGGAAAGTTTAAGGGTGGAATGGATGAAGAATTAGTAGTCCTTAATCCTCAAAAGTCATTAACAAAACTCACCAACTTCTATAATCAGGCGGTGAGGGGGGTAAAAGAAATAACTCCTGCGGGAGTGGAAGCGAGAGCGATAATTGCAGAAGCTCCCAAAGCGGAAGATACTATCTCTAAACTCATTAAAGCTATTGACGATTCTGTTCCGTTAAGGGGAGAGCAGAAAAAACTATATCACGAGGAACTCGCTAAAAGAACCGCGAGAGTGGCGGCAATGGGAGAAAAAGTCGCTGGTGAAAAGGGATTTTTTGCCCAACTTGGACAGCTAAAAGGCCCGCTTCCAAAAGCCCAGTTTGAAGCCATTAAAAAACAATTCAGTCAGGGAGAAATAGATTCATTGTTTGATTCCATAGAAAAAACCAAAACTTTGCTTCCTCTTGAAAAAGTGGCGACTAAAGGAGGATTAAGAAATTTACTTGAAGGGATTGTGCCTACCAAAAGCGAGATTGAGCATTTAAGAGAAGTATTTCCCAAAGAGTTGATAGATTCGGTGCTGGCTCGGAGGCCGCTTTTGGAGAGGGTTAAAGACCTAGCGGGAGAGATTTGGAACATTCCAAGAACTATGATGGCCACCCTTGACCTTTCCGCGCCTTTCAGACAAGGGGTGTTTATGCTGGGCCGCCCGATACGCTTCGCGCAGGCGTTCAAAGATATGTTCAAGTTCGCAGTATCCGAAAAAGCATATCAAGGACTTATAGAGGGAATCAAAGCCCGCCCGACTTATTTAAAAATGAAAGAAGGAGGGTTGGCTCTTACCGAAATAGGAGGCCCGCTTTTGAAAAGAGAGGAAAGATTTATGGGCCAGCTTGCCGAAAGAATACCCGGATATGGAGCGTTAGTCAGGGCATCTAATAGAGCTTATACGGGGTTTCTTAATAAAATGAGGGCGGATATTTTTGATGACATTTTGACAAAAGCGGAGATTCTAGGCAGAGATATTGAAGAACCGCTTTTAAGAAGCATTGCAGATTTTGTAAACTCCGGAACCGGCAGAGGCAAGTTTGGATTGTTTGAAACCGGCGTAATCCCCAAAAGTATGGAAAAGGCGGCGGTAGTTTTGAACGGAGTATTTTTCTCTCCCAGATTGATGGCCTCGCGCTTGAATCTTCTCAATCCCTATTTTTATGTCCAGCTTGACCCGTTAGTGCGGAAAGAAGCAATTAGAACGCTATTCGCAACTTCGGGGATTTTGGGAAGCATTTATGGGCTTTGGAAACTGAACGGCGGAGATGTAGGAATTGACCCCAGAAGCGCGGACTTCGGAAAACTAAAAATAAGGAATACCCGATATGACATTCTGGGAGGATTTCAGCAGTATATTAAACTCGCGGCACAACTTATTACCGGAGAAATTGTAAGTTCCACTACGGGCCGGACGATTACGCTTGGAGAAGGATTTAAACCTCTTACAAGACGGGAAATTATCCTGCGTTTTTTTGAAAGCAAAGAATCCCCGCTCGCCTCGTTTTTTACCGGCTGGCTTCAGGGAACTACTCTCATAGGAGGAAAGTTTGATTTACCTACTGAAATTATAAACAGGTTTCTCCCTATGGCCGTGCAGGATATGTATGATATTGCGCAAGAAAGAGGCGCGGAGGGGATTTTATACGGACTTCCAGCGATTTTTGGAACGGGGGTTCAGACTTACGGGAAACAAGAACTAGTTTTTGGAGAAAGCAAAATCGGAGAGCAGACGGCTGAAATCAGACCCGTGCCGGAATTAGCGGAAAAGATAAGAGAATTGGTTTTAGGCCAGCTTCCACTTGGAGCATCGGCCTCGTTCAGCGTTGAGGCTTATTTTGACCAGTTGAGCAATCTGCCAAGAGAGGAGGCAAATGAGATTTTTGAGAAAATTAAGGAATCCAATCCGGATTTAGCCAAGAAACTTTTTGATGTCATAAAAGAACGGCAAATTGGAATTACCGTCAAAGATAAAGATTTGAAATCTAAAGGGGTGGCTTCGGGCGATAGGGCTTTGGCGGTTAAAAAAGAATTGGACAGATTGGAGACAAAAGAAAAAAAAATTGCGCTATGGGAAGATTACGCAAAAAAAGGAATTATTACCAAAGAGGTAGGCAGACAACTCAATGTCTTATATGGAAAATAATGATTTTCTAAAAGGATTGTCTATGTGTTCCGGAGAAAACAATTTAATTCGGTTCCATTCTACTTCTGAAGCGCAATCTTTCACTGCATCAGCGCCTCCTGCTAATTCTTCCAATGCTGAAAGTTCTTTAGGAGCGAGATTGGCACATAATCGCATACTATTCACCACATCAAGATTATGCTCACGTATTTTTATGAAAAGGAAAAGCCAAAGAGAAAGCGCTAAAACAATTAAAATGCCAATCTTAAACCAATTTTCTTTAATCCAATTCATTATGACCCCACCCTACCCCTCAACCAATAATTTATCTTGACCTGAACAAGTCATTAAACTATTCCGCTAAAAGCGTTGTTCATTGAGAAGGTATTACCAAAATAGTACTTGTCGCTGTTGTTCCATTAACGGTAGCTGTAATTATAGTGGTGGTTGTCGCTGTTATTCCAAATGAAGGGTAATAACTAAAATAAACAGTTGGTTTGCCATCTTTTCCACTTGGACGAGTTGGGCAGGTTAGTGGGTTTCCCTTTCTCTGTGTCCCATCTGAATTTGCTGCTTCGGCACCAATACATTTATTGCCTGGATAAGAGGATTCTATGAATCTACCGCCACTATCATTAGACAATATACTTACTGACGATGCATTTGTTCTCTGACCCTCCTCAAAGTAAAAAACTTCAATATCACCACAACCTTTCCCAACAAGTACACTACTACACGAACTCACCTTTATTTCTTTTTTGACTTCTGGCGGGGGAGGCGGTGGAGGAGGCAGGGGAGTTGGAGGAGGCGGAGCCGTATTCGTTTGAATCTGCGTTAAAGTCTGCTGTTGCTCGGTTACCTGCGTCTGAATCGCTCCGAGTTTCTGGTTTTGTTCCACTAAAACCGCTTGCTGTTTCTGGAGTTCCGCGAGTTGCTGTTGTAAAAGGATTATCTGTTCCATAAGTTTTGCCACCAAGTCGTCTGTAGTTTTGGGCGGAGTGATGGTGGGACTGATGGAAGTTCCGCTTTCATCGGTAACCGCAGACAAAAGAGAGTTGGTCTTAGCGCGGGTCAAAGGCCCGAAATATCCGGTAGAGGAGATTAAGTTCGCAGTTTGAAAATCTTTTACGGCCTTGAGGGTGAGAGAAAAGAAGTTTCCCGTTACCGGACCGGAATACACGCCTTGCGTGGTGAGAAACTCCTGGAGTTCGGTAACTTGCGGGTCTTGGCGAAGCCCATAAAAGAGGTCGCGGTCAAAGGAGGCTGAGGCGATTAAGGGAAATAAGAGAGATAAAATGATGTATTTTGTCATAACTAATTTAATAATTTATAAAAACAAATTGCGAGGAAATCTGGGCAGAAAACCTCGCAATTCGCCCAGATAATTCAACTGATTATAGGTTAGCAGGTTATAAAATCTTGTCAAGTATAAACCAAAATGGAAAATATCTCGCCTGAACAACTCCAAGAATGGCTCGCGATATTGGGAAAGCCGACTTTGGGCGTGGTCGCGTTCATTGTTATTATTCTTTACAGAGAAGCGATTATCCACATTATAAAAGTGGTCGCGGATGTGGTTGGTTCGTGGTTGAAACGCAGATGAACAAAGGACAAACCCAAATTATAGTGACAGCGATAACAGCTACGGCAATACTGATAGGCTCTTGGCTTACTTCTTGGGCTACGGCAAGCAACAGAGTGGGAATGACGGAGAGAAATATCGCCGTCGTTGAGGAACGCGAGAACAATCATTTTGCCCAAGTTCAAAAACAACTGGAAGACATCAATAAAAAACTGGATACGATAGCGGATAAGTTAAATGTGAAGAAATGACCTACGGCTTTCTGCCTCCGAAAATTGAAGACTCCGATTTCTGGCTCGGAAGTAAAAAACTAGGGAGCCAAGAGATAAACCCCAGTGGAGATTGGAAATTATCTCTGCCCAGATTTGAACCTCAAAGAAAAAGGGAAGAGACTTCCGCTTGCGTAACTTTCACGATACTTTCGGATATTGAAACTCTTGAGAAGTTCCAGTATGGGACAGAGCCGAATTATTCCGATAGATATATCGCCCAATTATCGGGGACAGACCCCGCGAGAGGCAACGACCCTAAAAAAGTTTGCGAGGCCATAAGAAAATATGGATTGGTGAATGAAGAAGATTGGCCGTTCGTTGATGACATAAACGAATACTACAAGGAAGTGCCGCAATATCTGATTGATAAAGGCAAGAAATGGCTTGAGAAATACGACTTCGGATACGAATATGTAGATACGGGTAAGATTGACCTTGCTCTCAAGCGCTCGCCTGTTTCAGTCGCGGTTTATGCTTGGAGTGAAAATGCTCAAGATGAATATGTCAGATTGAGAGCTTCCAATCATTACACGCTTCATTTCTTAAAAGATAATTTTGGGCGGCTTCTTGTTTTTGACAGCTATGAGAATCCCTTTATTAAAACTCTGGCGAAAGACCATAATGTTGAATTTGCGCAGATGTATATTCTTCGCAGAAAAGAACAAACCAAAGTTTCTTTTTGGCAAAAACTCTGGCAAGGAATCAAGTGGTATGTGGGAGAAATACTTCGTTAGAAATCCTAAAATAGTTATCCCCTTACTTCTTAATTTATGATTAAAATATGATAAAATAAAAGAAAAGCGCTCGCCACCCTCCGAGGATAAGCGAGCGTCAAAAGGCCTTTTTGATAAGTCGTGTGAGCGACCATGAAGATAGAATAGCACAAGCACTTTAATAAGTCAATAAAGAACCTTCCGCCCTCTCCTTAAATGGAGGGGTGCGCATAGCGCCCTTCTCTCTTTTGAGAGGAGGGTGGAGGGTTTAAGAACTTTTACATCTGGAATGGAAGGTATAAGCGAATTATTTTAGAGTTCTTCACGCGCAAGACAACCTGTTGAAAGAAGACAGGGAGGACATAAAATACGATTGCGGGGCGCGGAAGTGTTGATTTTCCGCTCGGCGGGAGTCGCAATATTACACCTCTACCGCAATGTGCCGATTGGTGCCGAACCAATACGCAGTCGCTCACTTCTATTTCAGTTTTAAGAGTTCTTTTACAGGACTGCCCCAGAAAGGAGGTGGTAAGATGTGGATGCTGATTTTCGTCCTCATTACAGGAGGCCTTACCGAAGGCATATCGGACGGGGTTCCAACGGCAATTCTGGAACGCCTTAAAACCCAGCCCGCCTATATGGTTTCCACGCTGGAAGTTTGGGAGAACGGGAACATCCGCAGGTTCGCAACCGTCTATGTCCGCCCTTACTATCTTTTGGTGGAGTTCAAGACGGACAAAGAAGGCAAGCCGTATTTTCTGAACAGCGACATCTACGAGGTGTTCCTTCTGAAAGGCGAAGACATAATCACGATTTGGACAAAGCCTCCAACCAGTCCCTCCAAAAGGGACAACTAGAGTGAGGGGTTCGGAGCTATCTGAACCCTCACTCACCAAATTTATGAAAAATATAAAATTATCATCAGAACAGCAAAAAGCCGCCGCCATACTGTTTTACGATTTTCATAAAAGCCCCTCGGAAATCGCCAGAAGATTTGAAATTGGTAGCAACCGTATAGCATATATCCTTAACAAAGCGGGGAACTATAAAGATGTCTTGTCGCAGATGCACGGAGCAAGAACGGCCAGAGGTCATTTATTGGCTAAAAGTAAAAGTTGAAGTAAGCGAGGAAAAAATCAAAAATGGTAATCGTTTCAAAATTCATTAAGGTTAATTTCACTACAGGACGGAACGAGCAAGGACAATTTATTAAAGGTTTTAGTCCTCCTAGTGAATGGTTTACAAATAGAATCGCTTGGAATAAGGGTATTTCTCCTTCACTAGAATCTATAAAAAAGATGGTTGGAGTTCGTAAAAAGAAAGGTAATTATGTTGCTTGGAATAAAGGATTAAAAGGAGGCACAAGTTGGAATAAAGGAAAACATTTTTCTGAAGAATCTAAAAGAAAAATGAGTGAAGGACATAAAAACTCAAATTATGTTCATTCTTTAGAAACCCGTAAAAAAATGAGTGAATCTAAAAAAGGCGGGAAAGCACCATTTTGGAGAGGAGGTATTACACCTATAAATCACATAATAAGACAATCTTTAGAGTATCGTTTATGGCGTGAAGCAGTGTTCGCAAGAGATAATTATATTTGCCAAAAATGTGGACAGCTAGGAGGAAATTTAGAAGCCGACCACATAAAAAGATTTTCAGAATATCCCGAACTTCGTTTTGCGATAGATAATGGCCAGACTTTATGTAAAGCTTGTCATAAAACAACTGATACTTGGGGCACAAAAGGACTTAAAGGGAGACAATATCATTATGTCAATGAATATGCAACAGATTAGAAGTCCAAATTTTTCGTTTAGAGAAGGATATAAGCCAGAAATTTGCGTGATACATATAACAGAAGGTAATAGAAAAAGCGTAATTAGCGAATTTTCTAGTTTTTCAACGCAGAAGTCCTCGCATTATTTGGTTTGTAAAGATGGTGAGATAATCCAGTTTGTTCCGGAACTTTTATCGGCTTGGACGCAGGGAATAGTGAATAATCCTACTAATGAAATAGTAATACAACATACAAAATCTAGAATTAACATCAACAACATTTCTATTTCCATAGAACACGAAGGCTACGCTAATCAGCCCTTAACCCCCGTTCAATACGAAACTTCCGCAAAACTTATTTTAGACATCTGCCAGAGAAACAATATTCCTTTGGACTGCGGGCATATTGTAAAGCACAACGAAATAAACAATTGGAAAACCTGCCCCGGTATAATAAATATGGATTATTTGATACTGCGGGCGAAAGAGCTACAAAACCCCCCCATCTCCCTCATTCCACCTGAAAACGCTTTTCAGATAAGTTTGCTAAAACGCATACTTGAACTTTATCAAAAACTGTTGGCATTACTTCAACAGGAAAAGACGCTGGGCGCGGCCCGAAATTGGCGATGGCCGAAAGTCCGACGAGAACACCTTAATAATTTTCCTATGTGCGCCGTTTGCGGAGGCATAGACAAAATTGAAGTTCATCATATCAAGCCTTTTTACAGCAATCCCGAACTAGAACTTTTAGAAAGCAATCTTTTAACTTTATGCGAATCGGGAAAGAATGGAATTGTCTGCCATCGGGCCATCGGGCATCTTGGTTCATATCAAAGCATAAATAAAGACGTGATAGTTGACGCAGGATGGTGGAAAGAGAAAATTGTAAATCGCCCTTAATCGTGCTAAAATAAAAGAAATTATTGGCTTAATTTAATAATATGAATGTCGTAAGCAGTTTGATATTCCGCCTTAACCTGCGGGATGTAGTCAAAGGTCTGGCGGTGGCGGTCATCGTAGTCATCCTGGGCGCCCTACAGGAAGCATTTGGACAGCATGGCCTGGACATTACTTCTTTTGATTGGCAAAACATTTTAGATGTGGCGTGGAAGGCAGCCCTGGCTTACTTGGGAAAAAATTTCCTTTCTGATGAAAAAGGGAAGGTATTGGGACGCATAGGGTAAATTATCCTTAATTTCACTTTACGAGTGAAAAAACTAAAAACGTTCTGGCGCATGTCGGAATAGTGCTTGGAGCGATTGGGTTATGGATGATTCCGCTACACGCTTGGACAATAAATTACGCAGACGCTTTTGAAACTCCCCACCCTGGAATTATTGAAAACGACAGGGGCTGGTTTATCTGGAAAGAATTTGACGTGAACGGACTCAAAATCTGGGCTATTCAGCTTATCCAGCCCAAGCCCGCCCAAGCCCAAGAACTGCCATTGGGGGAGCAGATTGAGGCGTGGATTAGCGTCCAAGCAACAAAACACCGCCTAAACGCGAAGATACTGGGAGATTTGGGGAATTGTGAGTCTGGCTGGCGAACCGACCCTTATAAGGCAATTAAAGCGCAAGGGGATTTCAGAAGCGAAACTGGAGAATATCTCGCCAACGGACTTTTTCAATGGCACTGGCGAAGCTGGATGAAGTATTCAATTATTTATCCGCAAAAAATATGGGACTACGAATCGTGGAAAGACCAGACGGAACTTTCGGCACTTGTTTTGAAAGACGGCGGATGGAAAAATTGGTATAATTGTTATCGGTGGATTACAAAATGAAAACTCAAACTTTGGAAAAACCTTTAGAACTCAATCGCATTATTCAAGGAGATGCTTTGGAAGTTCTAAAAACTTTCCCTGACGAAAGTTTTGATTTGGTATTAACTGACCCACCTTATAATGCTAAAAATATAGGTCCCAATGCCAGAGTTTATTCAATGGGAAAAATGAAATTGCCCACGATGGAATATAAAAAGTTTTGCCACGATTGGTTTACAGAAGCTCAACGGGTGGCTAAAACAATAATTTTTACTCCGGGTATAGCGAACACGCACAATTACCCGCAACCATTCTGGCAAATTTGCTGGCACAAACCCGCCGCAGTTTCTTTCAATCGAATGGGAGGATTTAATGCTTGGGAACCGATATTTATTTATGGGAAACCGAAAGCACGCATAGGTCAAGATTATAAAAGACAAGATACTTTGAATTTAACCCCCGGCATTTGGAAAGAACATCCTTGTCCTAAACCCCTATCTTTATGGGAATGGTTGATAGACAAGTTTAGTAAGGAAGGAGACATTATTTTGGACCCATTTGAAGGTTCTGGCACAACTTCACGAGCCTGTAAGAATTTGAAACGAAAGTCTATCGGAATAGAAATTAACCCAGATTATGTAAAGATAGCCAAAGCAAGATTATCGCAAGAACTTCTTTTATGATAACCACGGAAGAATTATGCCGATTTTGGTAAGCCATTAAAAACTGCTACCCCTAATAGTTTATTTGAATGAGATAAGCAAGATTTTTAATATGCCCGTGTAGCCGGGCAGGAGTCCAAGACTCCAGTTGGTTAGCAAACTAAAAGCCCTCTGTTCGCAAGGGCTTTTAGTTTGCTCTCTAGTGAAGCTCGGAGGAGAAGCGGGATTTGTAATACCTCCGAGCTTGTTCCATAATGCTAGAGAGCTACTCTTTCGGGGGTGGCTCTTTGTTTTCGGGGCTTGAACTGCTCGCCTTTAAGGAGTCGCCCGATTTTCTCCTCAAAGTTTTTGCCGTGTGAGAGATAAGGGAAGCGCAAGTGAATAAACTCGTGAGTCAAAGTTTTCCTCGCCTGCTCTGCGTCTATTCTCGGACTAATGTAGATTACATTTTTGTCCGACCACGCGAACCCTCTATAACGATTGCCGAGGTTGGAATATCTTTTTAACCCCAAGCGTTTTATTTGTTGCTTGCTGAAAGTTAAAAAAGGTATTCGTTCCAAAGCGCATAACTTTGTGAGTCCGGGAAGAGCGCTTCTTACCATTGCTTCAACATAAGGTTTTGGCTTGATGCGATATTTCATATTTTGTTTTCAAATTACCTCCCGCTTCTATCTCCATTATATCAAACGCGCTTTTTCAAAATGCTGATTTTAAAAAGATTTTATGCGGGAAAACATTAAAACTTGACAAGTGTTTCCCGATTAAGTTTTAATTTTTTCGCAACAATTTTTCTCATTATTCGCACGAGGTTCGCTTACAGACGATATCCACAGGTTTGTTTTGACCCTTTTATCTTATTTGATATTTTGACTTATCCCCTTGACTATTATATTGACATAACCTACTCTAAAATTATGGACTTAACTACCCAACGGAAACTGAAAATAATTGAGTCAGTCAAGCAGGGCTTAACTTATCGTGAAATAGGGAAATTATACAATATCTCTCGCCAGCGCGTTCATCAGATTGCTACCGGTTATAAATCCCCTGCTAGTTATATACCATATTGGAAAAAAATTGGTTTAGCAACGGAAGAACAATGGTTGCAACTTCAAAAAGAAAAGTTAAAGAAAAGAGCGATACTTATACAGACCCAGCAAGCAATTTTAGAAAGAAAAAAACTTAAAGAAATAGAAAGAGAAAATGGGATAAGGGCGGATTTGCACGGAATAGATAATAAGAAATTTCAAGGCAGAGATTTGGTGAGGGAGGCCATAAGAAAACGAGACAATTATACTTGTCAAATATGCGGTAAAAAATGGAAACGAGGCAAAAGAAGATTAGATATTCATCATTTAGATGGGTTATGTGGAAAAAAATCACAGGCGTATGATAAAGCAGGAGATATTACTGGTCTCATTACTTTATGTCATAAATGCCACCTAAATCTTGACGAAAATCGTAAAAAGATGTCTATCGCGAGGTATAAAAAGTTATCCACTTGACAAGTAAATTGACAGCTTGCTATCCTTAAAACATCAATAAAGGTCGTTCAGTTAAAAACCTAACCAAAAAATTATTACTTATATTAAATAACTATGGCCATTATCTATCAAAGCCCCCTCTGGCTCCGCATCTATAACAGAATCTGGTATTGCTTTTATGGAAAGTAAAAAGTGGGAAAATATGGGAGTAAATGTAATTCTTAGAGCGAAATGGGGTAGAATTTCTTATAATCCCGATACCAGTGCGCATGCTTTAGCTGGTCTAACGACACAACTCATCAGATTAATGGGACGAGATGTTAAAGATGGTGAAGAAACTGCTTTATATGATGGAAAAATTTGGAGAATCCTGACGGGAGATTTCAGAAAAGATTATGAAAAAGTGTTCCCTAATCTTGAAAAATGTCTAACTTTTTACGAAAGCAAAAAGGCCGAGTTTAGGAATAACTTTTCAACTGACTAAAATGGAAACTAGAATCATCCGGACAAACGGCGCGATAGACACTTACTGCCATAATTGTTCCGAAAATGCTGTCTGCGCCGAACTCTCCCTTAAGAACTGGCAATACAAGGTATTCATTTGCTTAAAATGTCTGGACGAAATGCGTCAAAAATTAAGCAAGCAGATGGTTTCGCTGGCACAAGAGCCGATACCATCGCCATTCAACAAGGAAAAAGTCGGATTAAAAACTTAAATCGGTTGCTCTCGCCTCGCCGGTTCGGAGGTACCCTTACTCTGGAGTTCTGCAACGGATTATCTGGAGAATGCCGAACCTGTGAGACGAGAAAATAACACTATGACAAGAAAAACAAATCCATTTCACTATTTACCCTTTAATCTGGGAGGAAATAATGTTTATCTTTATTGCCTTCCAGCAATTAAGGCATTAGAAGAAGGATATGATGCTGGCGAAATAGACGAAATGTCCCTCGCCCACAATGCGATGGAGGACGAATTAGTGGAGGAATTAAACCAAAAAGATGGAAAAGAAAACTGACATTATCTCGGTTGAACAAACTCCTCAATTAGTGATTGGAGAAAATTCTATTAAACGCGGCGCAAAAATCGCCAAAGAACTCTCCAACATCATTAACAAGCAAAAACTCTATGCCGTTATTCAAGGTAAGAAATTCGTAACCGTTGAGGGTTGGAATACTCTTGGAGCGATGATGGGAGTGTTCCCGGAAGTCGTGAGAACCGAAAAGCTGGCGGGAGAAGAAGGAGAAATCAAATATCTCGCAGAAGTCCGGCTGAAAACTCCTCAAGGACAGGTTATCTCCTCGGCGCAAGCTATCTGCTCCAATAAAGAAGCAATTAAAGGCGGAAAAGATGAATATGTGATTTTCTCGATGGCGCAGACCAGAGCCACCGGCAAAGCATTCCGATTGGCTTTCAGTTGGATTATAAAGATGGCTGGCTATTCTCCGACTCCCGCGGAAGAAATGATAACTCTCCGGCAGGAAGAAAAAGAAATCCAAATCCAAACAGCAGACAAAGCTCTGAAATCCGGCATTGAACAAGATAAAAAGGAAATAACCTTGCTTGCCAAAAATCTCGGTTTCAATATTCAAGATAAAGCCAAATTCAAGGAGCAGGTAGAACACACCACCCAACTCCCATTAACGGAAGAAAATTATCTTGAAATCCGCCTACGGCTTGGCGTGCTATGGGAGGAGAGAGAAATGGCCAAGGCGGGCCTAAAGGCCGAAGCTCCAGTAGAGCCTGAATAGGCCAATTTCACATTCTGTGCCTTCAAATTTGCGTTAAAACTTAAATAAGCATAAATGACCCAGCACGAAAAGATAATTGAATTATGCGGAGATGGCGAATGGCATTGCCAGAATGAGTTTCGGCGCTTGTATATCTTCTCCCCCCATAAACGCCGGAGCGAGATAGAAGCCAAAGGGAGATATAAGTTTGAAAAGATTAAATGCGAACACGGAGTAAGAGGTCAGTTTGACTACCGAATGCACGAATTTTTACCAGAACCCCTCCCTCAACCCGCTTACAAGCCCCGCCCGTGGAAAGAGATACAAAAAGATTATCAGTTGGTGCTTAATTGAAATGGAGAAACGAGAAAGAAACGAAAAAATAAAAGAACTTCGCAAAAGTATGACTCTACAAACCATTGGGCAGAAATTTGGAATTAGTCGTGAACGAGTGCGTCAAATTTGCCATCCTGTTCAATTGTGTCTCAAACATAAGAGAGAATTTAGACTTTTTTGTGCTGTCTGTAGAGAGGAAAGAAGAAAAATAAAAACACGAACATTTAAAGAATACGAAATCCAACTTTCAAAAAATCTTATCAACAAAGAAAAAGAAATTAGAAGACTAAAAGTATATTCTAGGAAACAACATTTAGTTTTAGAAAGAGCTATTTTAGTAAAAAATCTTCGTGATTCCAACTTATCTTTTCCTCAAATTGGGAAGTTGTTACACAGAGACCATACTTCAATAATGAATTTGCTTTACAAGGTTTATCCTTTAATTCCACAATGAGCTTCGGCAGATTAAAATGTATTTAGTTAAAAGAGGAAACAAGTATGGAGCGAAAAGCACCGAGTATGATGGGATAATATACCACAGCAAAAAGGAGGCTGGATTCGCTCAAACGCTGGATAATCTGAAACTCGCCAAAAACGCCTCGGAGCGGGTAGTGGAATGGGAACGGCAGGTTAAAATTCCGCTAAAAGTATATGGCCGCCTGATAGCAAACTACTATGTTGATTTCAAAGTGAAATACGCGGACGGCCACGAAGCGTTTATCGAAGTGAAGGGTATTCAGATGGATGTGTGGAAAATGAAGTGGAAAATACTTGAAGCGATTGCCGAAAAAGAATATCCGGGCATTGATTTAGTAGTTATCAGTTAGAATTATTAAGGCATTACAAAAAAGCTTATGAAAGAAGAAAAAATGTTTGTGTTTTCAAAAAGAAATATCTTGGGCGAAATTGCTCATTGGGCGGTTTGTCAAAGTCCTTATCATAGACCAGATAATCTTGAAGTGGTATTAGATAAGTTTAATAAAATCATTGCATTAGTGCCTGAATATCCATCAATGAGTTATTTCCAAATACGGGAATTTCTTGATGAATTAAAAGAAATTCCCGAATTTATGTTGTGGAACGAAAGAAAGAATGGAAGACAGGGAATGGGTTTTAGTGTGGCAGGACATCACGACAATGCCGATGATGACTTTATTGATTTGGACGCTCTTATAAGAAATGTTGCAAACAGCATTATTCGCGAGGGAACTGAAAAATCAATACCAGAAATTTTAGGTGAATCTGAATTGCAATGAAAACAATTAAACAACAAGAAAGGCAAATTGAGGCCGAAATGGTGGCAGAAAGAGTAAAACTCCTATGGGGTTTTCTCGCCGATTTAATTCCGCACTTACCGATGCTCAAAGATGTGGTAGAGGGAGCTTCCAAACGTTCTTCAATGACCTTATCAATGGCTCCGATACTGGGTGCTTTTGGGCAAGATTATGAGGTGGTTCACGCACAAAAAGAGATAGAAAGAAAACGAGCTAAAGCCCTTTATGAGTTGATTAAAACGCTGGATGATACTGAAAAAGAGCGAGCGGAGTTTGCGAAAAAACAAGAAGCAAAGAAAGAAGTACTAGCACAACTTCATAAAGCGTTAGGACTTTAACTTTCCACTATGCCAAAACTGCTTGAACGCTTCACCTTTGCGACAAAATTGCAGAAAGGAGTTCTGTTAAACACCGAACACTCCATATTTTGTTTGAGCAAATTTGAGGATTGCCCCATATCTGTTTCGGTGGAACGGCCGCGAAGCAGGCGCACGCTTTCCCAGAATAACTGGTGGCACGGATTTATCATTCCGCCGGTGGCGGAGAAAACGGGAATGTCCCACGAAGAAACCCATCGTTTTTTGGAAGGAGAATTTTGCCCCCGCTATGTCAAAAAAATTCTAGGGAAAGACCGGGTGTTCATCCGCAGATGTTCGCAACTGACGAAAGGTGAATTTGTGGAAGTAGTGGAAAGAGTCCGAGCATTTTTGGCGGATTTCGGGATAGCGATACAAGACCCCGACCCCGCGCTTTCCTCTATAAAATTAGACACTAAAATATGATTTACACCTCATCTTATCAGCAAGCCAAACAATTTCTCGCTTCCCTGCCGGAAGAAACCAAGGAAAACCTTGCGTCCCACAGAAGATACCGGCATATCATCAGAGAGAAAGTTGATATAATCGGCATTTTAACGGAAAAGTTTGACCTTTCTTCCACGGAGATAGCGAACCTACTGGGTTATGAGGACCGGGGAATCATCTCCCACCATTACCGAACTTATCGGGTGAGGAAACAAAATTATCTAAACGAAACCCTGTAAATGCCAAAAAGAGAGCTTAACATAAGAGGGAAATGGATATTAAGGCTATTAACAAGATATTAACATTCTTATAAGGTTGCCATACAAAAACCGCCCTTGTGGACGGCTTTCGGAAGCGTTATTATGCTTCTATGACAAAATGCTATTACAGCATAGCATCTAGGAAAATCCTGTCAAGTTGAAAAACTGGCGGGGTTTTTTGTTGTCAAAAAAAATAGAGAGAAAAGTCTGGGCTTGGCAAGCTACTAAATGCGACAGACAAGGGTCTGGGTTCGCGGCCGGGGGACTTTTGAAGAAGTAAAGAACAAAGTTTCGCGCTCCCTTTACCCCTTAAATGGGCGAGGAACAGGAGTTGTGCCTTATCGCGCGGGATTTTTCCACCGATTTTTCCAATCTTTCTTGAATTCCTTTCGTTCTTTACCGAAGCCATTACTAACGCTCTTATGCTTCTCTCTTGTCATACTCTTTAATCAACTCCCCTTTAAGAGAAGTCCGGGGGATTGGAGAACCTATGATTAATTCATCAAATCAAAGTGTGGCTTGGGAACTGGCAAAAGAATTTAATTGCCCCGCGAGTTTCAAAAAGTTCCTCGGAGTTGTAAAACGGCTCGGCAAGGAAAAGGTTTTGGAAATGGCCTCTAAAATCAGGCAAAGCAAGGATGTTAAATCCTCTGAAGCTTTGTTTATGTATTTGACCCGAAAATCTTGACAAAAAGCGGGTTTAGATTTGGAATAATACTTAACCACAGATTGACTTGACAAGGCAAGATAAAAGAATAAACTAGAGAATATGAAAGAATCTGCACGAGAACGTTGGGCTATTTTTATCCATGAGGACGCTAAAAAGAAATTTGACGAGCTTGCTAAAAATGAACGTAGAACTCAAGCCGCACAGTTTGATATTGTATTAGAAGCATTTTTAAAATCCTTACAAGAGAAAATATGATAAAAGAAATAAACAAAAAACTAAGAGAAGATTTAAGAGATTTTATTGTAGAAACTGCTGAATATAAAAAGGTAGTAGAAGCTGGTTCGTTGGAAGCCGCGGTAGTGTCAGCATTTATTTTATGGCCGCCTAAAAATCCGTCTTTTTTAACCAGAGTAAAGGCGAAAAGACCTCTGAAATTGAAAAGAGGCGAGGGTATGTGGCATTACATTGATACGATAGCAATGCTTAAAAAAGCAGGATATAGCGTTAATTAACCCCCCTAAATAAACAAAGATGAAAGAAGACATTATCATTGCTGTTCCTACGGAAGATGTGGAGTATGTTGAGGCATTGCGTATCTACAATGTGAAGCTCCCGCCTATGGGTGTAAGTCAGTGGAAGGAAGAAGAAAGAAAAGACGCATTTCTTGAAGGACTAAGACGGCATACTTGGATGAAAGATGGAATTACTTATGTCGGCAATGGAACTTATACTTTGACAGAAGCCATTGAATTAGCAGAAAGAGATGGATTACTGCCTCGTCTAAATAAACAAATATGAAAAAAGAAAAGAAAAATAAATATGAGAATATCATAGTTCCAATTAACTGGTTAAGTGAGTTAGCCAAACACGCCGCACTTGCCCGGAAAGACAAAGAATATGTAGTGCATTTAATTGGTTTTGCCTCGTCAGCAAAAACTCTATTAAAATATGGGATTAGAAGATAGCCAATAAAGATATGAAGAAAGAAGAAATAAAAACGTACGATAACTATTCTGAAATTGCTTGCCCATTTTGCGATTATGTGCAAAGAATAGAACCTGAAGAATTGAGCAGTGGTCTTGTTTCATATTGGGGAGAAGACGAACCAACAGAATATGAGTGTAGGTCTTGTGAAAAGAAGTTTTTTATAAATGAAAAAGTTAATCGTTATTGGGAAGTTGCAAAAAATACTGAAGATTTTTAACCCCCCTAAATAAACAAAGATGAAAGAAGAATTGCCATACATAGAAACAGATTATTCATACCACTGGAGATGTCCTAAATGTTCGGAATACCAGAGCATTGAAAAAGACGGCGATGGTTTCCATCCCGTAATATGTCAGAAATGTAAAACTGAATTTCCAGATTATGATACCGATTCTTAACCCCCCTAAAATAAAAATATGAAAACACTTTACAAAAGCCTGCCTGAAAACAAAATCTCCAACGGCCACATATGGAAGCTAAGCAAATGGTATAAAATTACCGAGCCTCTTAAAATTTGTCAAATCGGTTTCCACGCCTCAAAAAACATAATTGATGCTATGAATTTTGTTGATATAGGATACGCGGCAAAAGTTGAGGTTAGAGGAGAATCTATTATTACAGACGACAAAGAATGTTGGTCAGAAATGCGAATTATACAATGGAAAAAATGGACAAAAGAAGACTCTATTTCTTTAGCGATATTCGCTGCAGAATTGGTTTTAGATAATTTTGAAAAGAAATATCCCAATGATAAAAGACCCAGAGAAGCTATTGAGGCGGCAAAAGCAGTATTGAAAAATGACAATCAAGAAACTAGGTCGGCGGCGGAGTCGGCGGCGGAGTCGGCGGCGGAGTCGGCGTGGTCGGCGGCGGCGAGGTCGGCGTGGTCGGCGGCGGAGTCGGCGGCGGAGTCGGCGGCGGAGTCGGCGTGGTCGGCGGCGTGGTCGGCGGCGGCGTGGTCGGCGGCGGCGTGGTCGGCGGAGTCGGCGGCGGCGGAGTCGGCGTGGTCGGCGGCGTGGTCGGCG